TGAACAAATCATTTTTTGGCCTGCCGCTTGCAACTCTGCAAGAATTGCAGGGCGATTTCACGGCTTGCTTGAAGGCAATAGCCGTTGCAGGCGCGTCGTATAGCATCGCAGGGCGCTCGTTCACTCGCGCTAATCTTGCCGAGGTCGCGCAGACCATCAAAGAATTACAGGCCGCTATTGACAATGCGAGCGGATCTCGTGTAAGAAGGTTCACGCCGACGTTTCCGACGCAACGACCATGACCCAAGACCTACTCACCAAAGCCATTTCGTTCGTCTCTCCCAAGGCCGCTCTTGACCGCATGGTCAACCAGGCGAAGTTGCGAAACTTCGGACGTTTCGATTCTGCATTGACTTCTGAAAAGCGCGGCATCAGCCGTGGAGTATCCGGTGGCGAAGACACGGCAGGAACTCGCGAACGATTCGCGCTCATCCGCGCTGCTCGCGATCTTGCAGACAATTTTCCGCCCGTCCGTTCTCTCCTTCTCAAATTTGCAACCTACGTTTCGGGGCGCATCGCATACCAAGCCCGCACAGGAAACCGCGAAGCGGATACAGCCATCGAAAGATACTGGCAGAAATGGTGCAACGACTGCGATTTTCTAGGCCGTCACAATTTCACAACGCTTTTACAACTCGCGGTGACCGCAATGCTTCGAGATGGAGATTGTGGATTCATCATCGTTCGCGACGGCGAAGATTTGAAGCTGCAAAGCGTAGAAGCCGACCGCATCGGCTCGCCTTACGACAGAACTGACACGGATAAATATATCGGCGGAATAAATGTTGACGACTATGGAAGACCCGTTTCATATACTATTTTCACGCGCACTATCAACAACCAGTATATTTCTCCTGTTGATATTGTTGCAAAAGAGTTTATCCACCTATTCGACGCAGCAAGACTTGATGAATATCGCGGGCGGTCTGCTTTCGCTACTGCGTTAAACGCAACGCGCGATCTGCAAGAAGCGATCAAGGCCGAGGTGCAGGCGATCAAATACGCGAGCTATCAGAGCGGCGTCATTACGACCGAGAGCGGAGCGGCTGACGCTGGCGACTACTTCGCACGGGGCAACTCAAATGACCAAGGACAGGTCGCACGCTTGCAGTCGCTTGATCCGGGAACGGTCAACTATTTGAGCGCAGGCGAGAAAATGGAAATGTTCAAGTCGGACAGACCGACCGGAGCATTCGGGGAATTTATCCGCTTGGTGCAGGCGCACATTTGCATGGCCGTCGGTCTTCCCTACGGATTCGCATTCGATGCCGACAAGTCGGGGCCAATGGCAAGGATGGAGGCCGCGATGGCAGAGCGCACTTTCCTGCGGTGGCGTGGACTCTTGGAAGGTCAGTTTTTAAACAGGATAAAAAATGTTATCTTACTCGACGCCGCATCTCGCGGACTCATTCCAGATTCCGAATACTTGCTTGATGGCCGCTGGTGCTGGCCTGCCAAGGTTTCGATTGACTACGGACGCGAGGCACGCGCCGACATCGAGCTTTGGAAAGCTGGATTGAAGACTGCCGGACAAATTTACAGCGACATGGGCGAGGACTACGAAGAGGCACTCCGCGCAAGGGCGAAGGAAGCTGCAATGATCGTCGCTCTCGGAACAGAAATGGATATTCCATCCGAATATATTTCAGATTCTATTATTCCCATTCAAGCCGCCGCACCGGTTGCCGCACCTATCGCCGCGCCTATCACGCAAGAAGAGCCGCAACCTGAGCCACCACAAGAACAACCAAAACAAACCGATCTAGCAGACGAGAACAAGCCAAGCAAAGGCATGGTAGAAGAGGCGCTAAAGGGCTTAAAGTGGCGCGAAGAATACAACAGAGGCGGGACAGCTGTCGGAGTTGCCCGCGCTCGCGACATCAGCAACGGCAAGAACTTGTCCGACGATACCGTTAAAAGAATGCACTCCTTTTTTTCACGTCACGAAGTTAATAAAAAAGGACAGGGTTTTACACCAGATGAAGACGGGTTCCCCTCCGCAGGCCGCATTGCGTGGGCATTGTGGGGCGGAGACGCAGGGCAAGTGTGGGCCGCTGATAAAGTCAAAGGGATGCAGGCATCGCAGCCCGAACAGATGAAAGTCTCGCTCGCCGTCCGCGATACGTTTGGACGCATCACCGGCTTTGAAACAAAGCACGAACTCGTTATGCCGACGCCAGAAAAAGACGAAGAGCAAGACGACTTTATAGGTCGGTGCATGATCAGCGGAACGATGACGAGCGAATATCCAGACGAGAGCCAGCGCGTAGCCGTATGCTCTGCTCAATGGGAGAAAAAATAAATGATAACTCACGGCATAGCACTCGAAGCAAAAAAGGCACTCATCACCGGCGTTCACCAACCTGGGGACGAATACCGGATCGCGCTTTACAGCGCATCGGCAAAGATCGGGCCGACCACGAAAGCCTACACGACCGAAGGCGAGATTAAAGGCATGGGCTACACCGCCGGAGGCGTAGCACTCAAGGGGCATCGCACGGGCATCATCGGCAAAAATGCTTTTATAACATTCGACGATGTTGTTCTAAAGTCTGCAACCTTCGCCGCAGGTGGAGCGATGATCTACAACGCCAGCAAAGGCAACGCCGCGCTTTGCGTCCTAAGCCTCGGAGCCGAGCGGCACGTCTACGACGGCGCATTTGAATTGAAATTTCCCAAGCCAACCGAAACCAGTGCATTGATTCTACTCGCTTAAATATGAAACCTACAAACCCAATCGTCATCGACGGCGAAATCTACGACATTTTCACGATCAATCTCGCGATCACGTCTGTTGTAAATCCAGACGCAAGCGAAGATGCGAACGTTGCTATGCGCTTAATTCCTACGCGAATCGCGAATGGCGAAGTCATTCTTGCAAACGACTACGCACGCTCGATGGCACTCGGTAGCGTCGATGGAGTGGACGCTCCGACAGCAACCGCAGTTGCTCAAATTTCTGCAAGCATTCAAGAATTTATCTACGCGAAGGGGCTGTAAAAAATGGCACTCATTCTTTCAGCGGCAACGGGAAATTTCAACGCTGGCGCAACTTGGGTCGGCGGCATTGTGCCTACGGTTGGCGACGAGGCCCGCGCTTCCACGGGGCACACGATCACGATCACCGCAAATGTCACTTGTGACGAAGTTTCAAACGCAGGAACAGGTATTTACACATTGAATGACGGCGTCACGCTCACCGCAAATGTTTCGCACAAATCCATAACAGCAAGTTCAGTTTGCCTGCAATTCACAGCAGCCTCTCCCGCATCTGGATTTATTGTCGGAAATTTAACTGGCTCGGCAACAGGCCAAGCGTCTTCGACAGCAACAGCTGCGGCCTCAGTAACAAGCTCAGGTACACTAACTATAACTGGCAACTGCACTGGAGGGTCTGGAGCTTTTGGAGTCGCAGCCAGAAATATCTCAACTGGCACTTTGACCATAACAGGAAATGTGACAGGCGGGGGTGGAAATAATGCCTTTGGCGCAAATAATATTTCCACGGGAACTTTAAACGCTACAGGCAATGTCACGGGCGGAACCGTGATCGCCGTAAATAATGCAGCCGGAGGAACCGTGAATGTGACAGGCAACATCACCGGCGGAACCGCAGCCAATATCTATGGGGTCAACAATGTAGGGGTAGGAACCGTCAACGTGACAGGCAATGTCACGGGCGGAACGGTGGTCGCCACCAGCCACGGCATCAACAATACCTCTACAGGGATCGTCGCCGTTACTGGAGTCTGCACAGGAGGTGCGGCTGGAGCGGCAGGAGCAAACAATGCCGCAGCGGGAACAATCACAACGACCCGCGCAAAAGGTAACGGATTCGGTATCGGTTCTGTAGCTACTGCGGCAGGAGTTGGAATTGCATCTGTGCAATCATCAATTACAAAAATTGAAGAGCTGGAATTCGGTGCATTGGGAATGTCTCCTGTATCTGGGCCGTGCTACATAACGCCGCTTTCCACCAACGTAGCAATTTTTACACTTTATCCCGGAGGAACAGGGACTAAAACCTTGATCGATGCGACCGCGAACGCAGCGATGCCAGCAATAACAGACGTTCGTTTCGGCACAAGCTACGCAAGCGGAGCATTGACGGGCGTTGCCTACATTCCATCGGCGTCATCGGTCGCATTCGGCGTGCCTGTCGATAACACAACAGGCACAGCAACACTAACCGCCGCCGACGTGCGAGCAGCGATAGGGTTGACGAGTGCAAATCTCGATACGCAACTTGCCGCGATACCGACGGCGGCAGGAAATGCCAGCGCGGTCAGAACGGAACTCGCACCAGAACTCACGAAGATCACCGAGGTTCACGCGATCCACGGACTCGATATCGCAAACGCACTCACTGTTACTCCGACGAGCAGGACATCAGGCGCGATCACTCAATCGATCACCGGCGACGGAACCACAAACACCGTAGTAACGAGAGTCTAAGCGGATGTTAGCTTCCCTGCTCATCGCAACGCAGGGCTTAATGCCAAGCCCAACGCCGTTATCTATCGGCGTTCAAGGCTTGCTATTCATTCCGGTCGTTCCGCCCGTTCCGATCAATCCAATCGATCTGCCAGGCGGTGGAGGAAGAGGACGCGAAGAGCGCAAGGTAACGGTCAAGGTTCGCGGCAACCGTCTTGTTTTTTCGGTCGCGAATGTCGAAGCGTGCGCCGGTTCGCGCATTCAAGTTGCAGGCTCGTCTTGCTTCTCGAATGCTGGCGAGGCAGGGCTTTCGATCAGCACAAAAACAACGGTACTCGGTAGTCGCAATCATGCGGGAGTGAGTCGCGCAGGGCTTTCAATCTCTAGCACGTTCAACGTCATCGGTTGCGAAGAGGAAAATGAACTTGAAGTTTATTTGATGGCGCAGGCGGCGATGACATTGATGGATGACTAATTGACATCCGCGCCTTCGCATGGATGTCATCGAAGGCGTATCAATCATTTCAATAGGCGAAGCGAAGGGTCACGGACTCTACGTGGACGAGACAACTTTGATGCAAGTCAAAGAATGCGCCGAAAGCTACAAGGGCGGCGTCAAAGTCAACCTGGACCACGGTGCAGGGATCAAGGACATCGTCGGATTCGTTAACAATTTCCGCATCGTCGGTAAGCAACTCTTGGGCGATCTCAACCTGCTTGAAACATCGCCCATGCGCGACTACGTCCTGGAGATTTCAAGCAAACTGCCGGACACCTTCGGCATCAGCATCGCTTTCACGGGGCCGATCCGCGAAGTGGAAGGACTCGCCTTCGCAAGTTGCACCGAGCTTTACAGCGCAGACCTCGTGCAAACACCAGCCGCAAATGCGACCGGTTTGTTCTCATTCACGGCGAAGCAAGTTGACAGTTTTTCCAAACAAATGGAAGACGCAACAATCGAAATCGAACCAAAGGAGGACGAGGTCAGCATCGCCGACATCGTTTCTCGTCTCGCAGCTCTCGAAACAGCCTTCGGCGACTACAAGAGCAAAATGGAAATGCCAGCCGAAGAGCCAGCAGCAGAGCCTATGAAGGAAGAAATGGCCGCTGAACTCAGCGTCATTTCCAAGCTCGAAGCAAAACTTGACTCGATCATCTCGAACTTCGGAGCCGCTCCAGTAAAGGCTTCGGTAGTCGCTGAAGAGAAAGCGGTCGAAAAATTCGACCTCAAAGCAGTCATCACCCAGAAAACCGAGGAACTCGGCAGCCGCACCGAAGCGATCCGCTTTGCAATGCGTAACCACCGCGAAGCCTACATCGAGG